TGGAAGCTTACGTTGAAGCAGAAGGAGAAGAGAATGTAATATTTAGAGTAAACTGGGTTTACGTAGGTCAAGACGGAGAGGATGTAGTTAGCGAATCAGCTATGCAAGATTATACTTATACAGCAGGCGAGCCTTTTGTACCTTACGAAGACTCAGAGGCTTTTGAAGATGTAGTTATAGGTTGGCTAGAAGGATCATTAGATGTACCTGCAATGCAAGCAACTATAGCTGCAGGAATAGCTCTTTTAAAAAATCCTGTAAAAGAAGAGTTGTATTTTACTTGGGATATGCCGGAATAGGTAAAAAACGAGTAAAACGGGTAATAATAGCAATATGCTATCAAGCATATAACCAATGTCAAACTTAAACCAAAACCAATGACACTATTTTACCAGACTAATTCGTGGACTAGTCAACCACAAGTAACACAAGAAACCTTAAACCTTTGGAAGCACGTAGCTGAAAAGAAAAACTGGCGTATTGTGCAATTAGTAAACGGTTTTTACCAAACCGAATACAAAGATCCAAATTGCGAATGTAATCCTGAAAAAGATACATGCTGTGAACAATGGATTGATGTAACCAGACGCGAAACTATTGAAGGTGCTGAACAAGCAATCGATAGTTCTGTGGAACACTACTCGAATAAAGTTGAATTTTTAAACGGACCAAAAGTAGTAAAAACCTTTAAGTAACCAAACCACTTTAATTAAATCAAATCAAATATGGACGCAATTGTCAAAAACCTTAACTTCGGTAACGAAGCCAGAGTTAATGTATTTAAAGGAATAGAAAAACTCACAAAAGCTGTTAGCTCTACATTAGGAGCTAGCGGCAAATGTGTAATGCTGGAAGATCACACCGGTAACCCAGTAATAACAAAAGATGGTGTAACAGTAGCAGACTCGATTATCTTGCGAGACCCAGTTGAAAATATGGGCGCGACACTTTTAAAAGAAGCAGCAAGAAAAACGGTGAGAGAAGCCGGTGATGGTACAACAACCGCAACTGTCTTAGCTCACTCAATATTAACCGAAGCTTATAAAGTAGCGGACAAAACAAACTCAAGAGAGTTAAAAGAAGGTATTACACATGCAACAGAAAAAGTAATTAATTACTTAGAATCTGTATCAGTACCGGTTAAAGGTGATATGATTGATCAAATAGCAACTATATCAACTAACAACGATCCAAAGCTAGGAAGAATTATAGCTGACGCTTTTAGATCTGTAGATAACACAGGGATCGTAATGATGGAAACATCAGCTGATGGAAAAACAAGTGTTGAAATTGTAGATGGTGTTCAATATGATAAAGGAATTACAAATTCTCATTTTATAACAAACACACAAAACAAATCAGCAGAATTAGAAAATGCATTAGTATTGCTAGTTGAATCACCAATTGATACAATTAGGCAAATTCAAACAGTGCTAGAGTATGTAATAAAAAACAACAAACCTTTGCTGATTATCGGCGATTTAGAACAAGGTGTTTTATCTGCTTTAGCTATGAATAAAAAGAAAGGAAACATTAAAGTAAATGTTATTAATGCTCCTACTTATGGCATAAACAAAAAAGAAATGCTTGATGATTTAGCTTTATTAACAGGAGCTACTATTATAAATGAAGATTTGGGTGATGATTTAGATTTGATTCAAGTTGAGCATTTAGGCTTTTGTTTAAAAAGTGTTACAACGCATCAAGAGACTATATTGCAATTTAATGAACCTACAGAAGAAGTTTTAAACATTATAGCTGAATTAAAGAAAGAATTGTTAAAAGACAATCCGGCTTATAAAGTAATTAAATTAGAAAAAAGATTAGCAATGCTTGCAGCTAGAATAGCTATTGTAAAAGTAGGCGCTAATTCTGATATCGAATTAAAAGAAAAAACAGATAGGGTTGAAGACGCTATTTGTGCTACAAAAGCTGCGATTAAAGAAGGTATAGTGCCTGGAGGTGGAATTGCTTTATTAAATGCATCAACAAGTATAGTAAGTAAATCAAAAGGTGAGCAAGTGCTCCTAGAAGCCATTAGAGCGCCTTTTAAGACTATATTAGACAATGCTGGTATAACGGAAGCAGAATTGCCAAAAGCTAAAGGACGAGGATTAAATGTGGTTACAGGAAAAATGGTAAATATGATTAAAGCAGGTATTATTGATCCTTTACTAGTTACCAAAAGCGCTCTTCAGAACGCAGCTTCAGTAGCAACTACGATATTATCAACTGATTGTGTAATCAATAATTTAAGAATTGATGAAAGCGATAGGTAGAAATATAATAATAGAAAAGAAAAAAGAAGGAACTACTCGAACAGAGGGTGGTTTACTTCTTGCAGAAAACCAACGTGATGATATCCGTTATACAGAAGCCACAGTGTTATCACTGGGTGAACAAGTAGAAGGATTAAAAAAAGAAGATAAAATATTTTTTGATAGACACGCTGGGCATAAAATAGAAATAAACAAACAAACATATCATGTGATCAAAGCACAGGACGTAGTTGTTGTTTTATGAAAAGGCTAGACGCAGACGATCTTAAGGATATGAATCTGTTTAAACATTATCGTATAATACGTAAATGGGCTTGCAGAAACAACAACCTTAATGATGCTGATTTAGAACTTTTAATTTATCTGGACTGCATGGATATGTTTACAAAACAAGATTTTAAAACTGGTTGTTATTCCTATAGTTGGGATAACCGCCGGTGGAATCGATTGCTTAAAGAAGGGTGGATAGTTGTGTGGAGGTCTAGAAACAGGACAACACAAAAGTATCATATATATAAAGTTTCATTTAAATGCAAACATTTAATTAAACAAATGTATAGAATTATACTAGGTGAAGATGATTTACCTACAAGCACTCACAGAAATAGTATTATGAAGGGTAAGACGTATACAGACAAAGTGCTTATTACTTCAATCAAAAATGTAAACAAAGACAAAGAAAGATAATGGAACAAACACACACAATGCCAGATGGCACAGTAATGCCAGGTGCGTCTCATAGCCCAACGGAAATGAGTAATATGCCGCCTGCGCCATCAAATGTTTTAGGACAAGCACAACCGGTTTTTAATGCTCAGGCTCAGCAAAATGCTTTAGGCATATTTGGAACACAAGAAAACATGCAAAACTCTGTTAATGCTGCACCAATGTTTAAAAAAATAATGCCACAAAATAAATAATTATGGATAAAGATAAATTAATAATAAACAATCCTAAACTTGACGGACAAGTTGGGGAGAATGCTGTATGGGGTGGACCTTTAAGTAAAAAAGGATTTCCTATGGGTGTAGGATCAAGTTCTGGTATTACTGGAATGGAAGTATCTAAATACCCAACACCATATAAAGGAATGCCTATCACTCAATGTGCTAAAGTATATAAATAATGTATACATCACCATTCTTTAAAGAATTTCCTAAAATAAAACCAGAGAACAAAGGTAAGTTTACGGCTTGGGCTAAAAAGAATGGATTTAAAGATGCTTGTTCTGCAGCTAGTTCTGTTATGTCTAAGAAAGATAATTATAGCGAAGAAGTTGTTAAAATGGCTAACTATGCTAAAAACTTTGGTTGTAAAAATAAATAATATGAGTTCAAAATTTTCATCACCATTTTTTAAAAAATCACCACTTTTAGGCGCTTATACTTCTGGAGCAGGTGGAATGGTTACCGTTTCATATAATGATATTCATCAAAAATTTCAAGATGGTATTGCTAAAAATGTGGCTAAGCATTATGAAGTAAATACAAATCCTTGTGATGATCCATTAACTACCTCTTATAATAAGGATGGAGTTTATAAAACGTGTCCTAAAAAAGAAGATGGAAATGGGTCAAACAATACAAGCGATGGGGATAATTTTGAATTTACAATGCCCGCAGACTTAGAAGCTATAGCAAACAAAAAAACAAAACCAAAACCTAAGACTAGTTTTCAAAGCACATATGATTTTTTAACAGAACTGGGAAAGGGTGTTCAGGACAAAGCTGTTGATGATATTAATAAGGTTTTAGATCCAAATAGAAATAATCAAATACGATAAAAATGCATAAAGGACATTACGGAGAATACAGCGGAAACGCAAAATGGTCAAAAGTAACAGACTCTAATATGAGCGCTACTAAAAAAGACGACGAAGCACATATGACATATCTTAAAGAAGATGTTGATTATGATAATAAACACGGTCATAGCGACAAAAATATGACAGCTGATGAAAAACACATTTCAAAATTAGCTGGCGATTTAAAATACGACGAAAAAAAATACTAAACAACTATGGAATCAGCAAAACAAGAAATAAAAGATCTGGGTAAAATGCCAGGCGATTTTAAACAAATGAGTCAAGGGTCATTTATATCACAGCACATGTCAACCCCTTTAAATATGGGTGGTGGATCAGGAATGTATATGAATGATATGGCACCTAAAATGGAAAGCGACACACCTCTAGAAGGTAACGCATTATCAGGCGAAATGGCAAAAAACCAAAAAGCTGGAATGAGTAAACAAGAAGCCTATAAAAAAGCCACTCAAGATTTAAAAAAATAAAACAGAGAGGACTGTACAAACCTCAGCCAAACACTAACACTAACATTAACTTAAACAAAACACAAAATGGCAAAATTTTTAAAAGTAAAAGCAGGTCCTGTCGCAGGAGACGGAATCGAAACATTAATTGCATTATCTGAAATTGCACAGATAAGATCAGTAGCTACTACAGCAGGAGCAGGCGGAATTTCTACAATCGTTCTTAAAATGAAAACTGGAAGTACTGCGGTATTGGGAATTTACACAATAGCTGTACCCGCACCAAATGGAGGAACTACAGGTTTTACACCAGCGCAAAGAAACGCTACTTTATCAGATTTATTTAACTCTGCGTTGACTGCTAATCCAGGAGGAGTGGTATCAACAGTAGTACCACCAGTACAAATTTCTCAAGTACCAGCTGCTCAATCAGGAGCTTCAGGTAGATTGGCAATTACACAAGCACTAGTAATGGCTTCATTTACAACTTGTATATTTACAGCGTAATTTATGAAATCAAAAGGTTTAGGAGACAGCATAGAGAAGTTTACTAAAGCTACTGGTATCAAAACAATGGTTGACACAATAAGCAGGGGATTAAAACTCCCTTGCGGTTGTGAAGCCAGAAAAGGAGCATTAAATAAAATATTTCCTTATAAAGAATAACAGATGGCTTTTAAAATGCAAACCCCTCCATATAAGGAAGACAACGTTCCTGTATACAATGTACCAATGGAAGACGGGGTTATGGGTAAGGCTAATAACAATGGTACTATAATATTAAACAAAGACTTAGACCCTTCACAATGTCAAGAAGTTATCGATCATGAAATGATTCATATAAATCAAATGAAGCGTGGTGATTTAGATTACGACGACAATTTTGTATATTGGAAAGGTAAAAAATATTCACGAGCAGATATGTCCGAAGGTGCAAAAAATTTGCCTTGGGAAGCTGAAGCTTATAAAAACACATAACATGGGATTTAAAATGAAACATTTAGGTGGGGGAAATCCACCAATACAGATGCATGGGGAGCCTCACGCAATTGATCCAGTTAAAGCTAAGGCTGAAGCTGAGGCTAAAGCTAACACACCTAAGGCTCCAAAAGTTTATGGAAAGCCTACCACAACGGTAGAAAACGTAACCACACCTGGCGGAAACGTAAGAGGTACAAGAACGACAGTTACAAAACCTTACACGCAATCTGGAACTGGTTCCTTCACCAAAAACAAAACTTATAACCAATTAGCAGCAGAAGGAGGCGATGTAAAAGCGGCTAAAGCTTTTAATGCTGCAAACTCTACATCTGGTAAAGACGTTACATCAACTTTTAAACCTAATAAATTAACATCAACCCCGCTTAAGCCAATGGGCATTACGCCAATTAGTCCAAAAATTTCCTCTACCATACCAACCATAACACCTAGAGCCGCCATCAATACTACAGGAACTACCCCAAAAAAGAAAAAGAAAAAAACAAACAGACGACAAAGCTATATTCTTCAAGATACAGGTAGAGCTATTGAAAATGTTGGAGAAGCAATTGGAAAAGGAGTTGGAAATGTAGTTAGTAACGTAGGATATGCATTTACTAGCAGAGGGATTATAGGATCTTTATTTGGATGTAAAACCTGCCGTTAATGAAAAAAATTTGGGAATGGTTAAGCGGTAACGTTATCAAAGATGTTGGTGAAGTTATTGACAACCTTACAACTACAGACGAAGAAAAACTTCAGATTAAAAAAGAAATTCAAGTTATAGTTGAAAAAGCTGCAGCTAATGCAGAAGATCAAATAAGTAAACGCTGGGAATCAGATATGTCATCGGATTCATGGCTTAGTAAAAACACGCGTCCAATGGCGCTTATATTCTTATCATTTATGGCTATAGCTTTTATATGGGTTGATAGTCATCATGAAATTTCATTTACTGTAGAACAGGAATGGATAGAATTATTAAAACAATTATTAACAACCGTATATGTGGCCTACTTTGGATCACGAGGTTTTGAGAAATATAAATCAATAAGTAATAAATAAAAAAAAATGAGTAAATTTCCAATAGACACCGGTATAGCCGGCAAAGCAATGGCAGCCACGGGGATAGTGAGTTTAACACCAAACGGTATACCTGCTTGGCCTTTTGAAAATCAAACAGGTACTTATGGTAATCTTTTAAATAGCTCTGTTATTTGGTGCGGTGCAACTGGAATTATAAATGTTATACCAGCGGGCACTTCAAAAGCTTCTTTAGAAGTAAAGACTAACGCTGATTTTACTATACTAACCGCAGGAACAGGATATACTGGCAATATAGTATTAGGTACATTAGATTCAAATCCAAGAAGCGGAACACTTGTTCAAGTTAGATTAACAGTTGGAGCTGGTGGAGTTGTAACGGCTGTAGAGGTAACAGACGGCGGTTCAGGCTTGCAAGTAGGCGATGTTCTTACGGTTGATGAAGCAGGCAGAGCAGCAGGCTCTTTAGATTGTACTTTAAAAATTACAAAAGTACAAAGAGGAATACCTACATCGGATGAATCAGTTGAATTTAAAGTGGTAGCTGGTCAATTTTTACCTTTAGCTGTAGACTATATAACAAACGTAACAGCGCCTTTCGTGGAAGCTGATCTTGTAATATGTAAATAATCAATATATAAGTAACTATATTAATATAAACAATTAAATAAAATCAAATGAAAAAAGCAGAAGAATCAGTAAAAGCAATGATCACTGAAGAACAGTTAAAAACATTGCAAGAGCAACAAGGTAAATTAAATGAAATGCTTAGAGCAGTAGGTGTTCTTGAAGTACAAAAAAGTAACGTATTAAAAGAAATTGAAGTTCTAAGTAAAGAAATTGAAGTTACTAAAAAAGAACTTGAAGATGAATACGGCCAAGTAAATATTAATTTACAAGACGGGTCATATGCTGAAATCAAAAAAGAAGATGCAGAATAATATAAGAAAAATCAGCATAGGTTCTGATTATAAAAATGAAGCGATGCATTACTCGGTCGGCCAGCAAGTTTATGGCGGTCACGAGATATCGCACATTTTGCTAAACGAGCCAGATGGTTCTTATAATATTTACATTAAAAAAAACAATGAGGTAATGCCATGGAAGAAATTTAACTCTAACATGGCAATATCCGTTGAATATGACTTAGAGTATTGAAAAGTATATATGACTTTATTGTAGAACCACTAGGTGACGAATACAGCAATAAAATTAAAATTGGCGGTAAAGAGTTAATTGTAAATACAAAAATAGAAGATTTTAAATTTGTAAACAGATTAGCTACAGTTTTAGAAACACCAAAAGCTTTTAGCACAAGCATTAATGTAGGAGATACAATTGTTATTCATCAGAATGTTTTTAGAACATTTTATGACATGAAAGGCGACAAGAAAAAAAGCAGATCTTGGTTTAAGAAAAACTTATATTTTTGCGCTGCAGATCAAATATATTTATATAAGAATAAATCAGGCTGGCATTCATTTAATGACAGATGTTTTATAACACCAATAAAAGATAAAGAGTCTTTAACATTGGAAAAAGAGCAAAGCCTTATTGGTATATTAAAATACGGCAATAGCTTCTTAAAAGCGCTTAATATTAACCCAGGAGACTTAGTAGGTTATAAACCTAATGGTGAATGGGAATTCTTAATTGAAGGTAAGCGTTTATATTGTATGAAATCAAATGATATTGTAATTAAGTATGAACACAAAGGAAACGAAGAAGAATATAATCCTAGCTGGGCAAATAGCGGTTGAAGAATTAATCAAAGTAGCTAAAGAGCCTATAGTAGATTCGGGAGATGATATAACAGCAGATAGATTAAAAAATGCAGCAGCTACAAAAAAGCTAGCAATTTTTGATTGTTTTGAAATACTTAACCGCATTGAAGCAGAAGAAGATTTGTTAAATGAAAAACCAAAAGAGGCTAAAGAAGAAAAGTCTTTTAAAGGTTTTGCAGAAGGTAGATCTAAATAATGTACAAGCAAAATTTATATAAAGTATTAAAAGACCATGTTAAACCTAAAGTTCTTAATAGAATGAATAGGTATAAAAAATGGGAATATGGCTATAACGAGGAACATGATATAATCGTTATAAGTAAGACAGGAGAGATAGGAGAAATATATGAAATACAAAATTTAAAAATAGCTTTACCTAAAAAAGTTGATATATTTGAATTTGAAAATGATAAATGGACTTATTCTGAATACCCAAAAGAATTAAAAAAAATTAAATCTGTATTTGATTGGGAGGACTACCCGTTAGATTTTAAAGAAAAGTGGTATGACTATATTGATAAAGAGTTTACAAGACGTGAAGAAGGCTTTTGGTTTACTAGTAAAGGCATTCCTACTTATATCACTGGCACTTATTATATGTACTTGCAGTGGAGCAAAATTGATGTTGGGCAACCAGACTTTAGGGAGTCAAACAGATTATTCTATATATTCTGGGAAGCTTGCAAAGCAGACACAAGATCTTATGGAATGTGTTATCTTAAAAACCGTAGATCAGGATTTTCATTTATGTCCTCAGCAGAATCAGTTAACCTTGCTACAATATCCACGGATTCACGATTTGGTATATTGTCCAAATCTGGTTCCGACGCTAAGAAAATGTTCACAGATAAAGTTGTACCAATATCCGTCAACTATCCTTTTTTCTTTAAACCAATACAAGACGGAATGGACAGACCTAAAACCGAGCTTGCATACAGAGTTCCTGCGTCTAAGTTTACTCGCAAGAAACTTGAAACCAACGAAAAAGTACAAGAAATCACCGGACTGGATACCACTATCGATTGGAAAAATACCGGCGACAACGCTTATGATGGAGAAAAACTTAAACTTCTCGTTCATGATGAATCCGGTAAATGGGAAAGGCCCAATAACATTCTTAACAACTGGCGTGTTACAAAAACCACTCTTCGATTAGGTAGCAGAGTTATTGGAAAGTGTATGATGGGATCAACATCAAACTCATTGGATAAAGGTGGGGATAATTTTAAAAAGCTTTATAATGATTCAGATGTTACACAAAGAAACGCCAACGGACAGACTCGTTCAGGACTCTATTCTTTGTTCATACCTATGGAATGGAACTACGAAGGATACATTGATTCTTATGGCTTACCTGTATTCAACACACCAAAAAAAGAAGTTAAAGACCCTCACGGAACAAAAATAACACAAGGTGTAATAGAATATTGGAATAATGAAGTTGAAGGTTTGAAACAAGACCAAGATAGCTTAAATGAATTTTATAGACAATTTCCGCGCACAACAAAACACGCTTTTAGGGACGAATCAAAACAATCCTTATTTAATCTAACTAAGATCTATCAACAAATAGATTTTAACGAAGATCTTAAAAACTCAATAAGTGTAACGCAAGGAAGTTTCCAATGGGAAAACGCTGAAAAAGATACTAAAGTAATCTTTGTTCCAAATAAAGATGGCAGATTTTTAATTTCTTGGGTTCCTCCTATAAATTTACAAAATAAAAGATATATAAAAAATGGTACTAATTATCCTGGTAATGAGCATTGCGGAGCATTTGGTTGTGATCCATACGATATATCAGGTACTGTGGACGGTAGAGGGTCGAAAGGGTCTCTTCACGGCTTAACTAAATTTAGCATGGAAGATGTGCCTCCTAATCATTTCTTTTTAGAATATATTGCTAGACCACAAACCGCGGAAATATTTTTTGAAGATGTTTTAATGGCTTGTGTATTTTACGGCATGCCCATATTAGCTGAAAACAATAAGCCAAGATTGTTATATTATTTTAAACGTAGAGGTTATAGAGGTTACTCAATTAATAGACCGGATAGAAAATACAATAAGTTATCAGTAACAGAAAGAGAACTTGGCGGAATACCAAATTCAAGTGAAGATATAAAACAAGCACACGCAGCAGCAATAGAAACTTATATAAATGATTTTGTAGGTTTATTAGAAACAGGTTATGGAGATATATATTTTCAAAGAACCTTAGAAGACTGGGCTAAGTTTAATATTAATAATAGAACAAAACATGATGCATCTATAAGTTCAGGGCTCGCTTTAATGGCGTGCAACAAACATAGATATGCACCAAGCAACAGAAGACCGAAGCTTGCACCTATGGATTTAGGTATTAAAAAATACGATAATAAAGGTTCAACATCAAAAATAATAAGTTAAATGAGTATATATACTAATACAAACAGCGCTTTTCCCAGTCAGGTAGTAAGTGACGAAGAAAAATCAAGTTTGGAATACGGAACGCAAGTTGGGCAGGCTATTGAATACGAGTGGTTTGGGCAAGGGCGTACCAATGGTAATAGATATTTAACTAGTTGGAATCAATTTCACCAATTAAGATTATATGCTAGAGGAGAGCAATCTATACAAAAGTATAAAGACGAGTTATCAATTAACGGCGATTTATCTTATTTAAACTTAGATTGGAAACCTGTGCCAATACTTTCTAAATTTGTAGATATTGTAGTTAATGGTATTTCTTCTAAGTCTTATGATATTAAAGCATATGCGCAAGACCCTCAGTCAATAAAGAAAAGAACCGATTACGCTTCTATGCTATATGAGGACATGGTAGCTAAAGAATACTTAAATAGCTTAAAACAAACTTTAGGAATTGATTTATATCAAACTCCTAATATAGATGTAATACCGGAATCAAAAGAAGAATTAGAATTGCATATGCAATTAAGCTATAAGCAATCAATTGAAATAGCTGAAGAAGAAGCTATATCTTCTGTGTTAGCGCAAAACAAATATGATCTTACTAGAAAAAGATTAAATATGGATTTAACTGTTTTAGGTATTGCAGTTGCTAAAACAGGATTTAATACAGCAGAAGGTGTAACAGTTGATTATGTAGACCCTGCTTATGTTGTTTATTCATATACTGAAGATCCAAACTTTGCTGATATATATTATGTAGGTGAAGTAAAATCTATAACTATACCTGAGCTTAAAAAAGAATTTCCAGACATTTCAGAAAAAGAATTAGAAAGAATTCAAAAAATGCCAGGTAATAATCAATATGTAACAGGTTGGGGTAATTATGATAATAATACTGTCCAGGTTTTATATTTTGATTATAAAACATATTATAACCAAGTATTTAAAATAAAAGAAACTCCACAGGGTTTAATGAAAGCTTTAGAAAAGCCAGACACATTTAATCCACCAAAAAATGATAACTTTGAAAGAGTATCAAGATCTATTGAGGTACTATACAGTGGAGCTAAAGTATTAGGTAATAATGATATGCTTAAGTGGGAGCTAGCAAAAAATATGACAAGGCCTATTGCAGATACTACTAAAGTTGAAATGAATTATGCTATATGTGCGCCTAGAATGTATAAAGGAAGAATTGAATCTATTGTAAGCAAGTGTATCGGATTTGCTGATATGATTCAATTAACTCATTTAAAGCTTCAACAAGTTTTATCTCGCATGGTGCCAGACGGTGTTTACTTAGATATGGACGGACTTGCAGAAGTTGATTTAGGCAATGGAACAAACTATAATCCAGCAGAAGCATTAAACATGTATTTTCAAACTGGTTCGATAGTTGGTAGATCACTTACGCAAGACGGCGATATGAATGCTGGTAAAGTACCTATTCAAGAACTTAATAGTTCAAGCGGTCAAGCTAAAATTAATGCTCTTATACAAACATATCAATATTATTTACAAATGATTCGCGATGTAACCGGGCTTAATGAAGCAAGAGACGGAACATCAATGGATAAAAATTCGCTAGTAGGTTTGCAGAAGATGGCTGCTAACGCGTCTAATGTAGCCACTAGACATATTAATCAGTCTAGCTTATATATAACTCTTAAAATAGCTGAAAACATTGCTCTTAAAATAGCAGATGCTTTAGAGTTCCCGTTAACTAAAAGCTCATTACAAAATTCTATATCAACGTTTAATATAAAAGCATTAGACGAAATAATTAATTTAAACTTGCATGATTTTGGTATTTTCTTAGAACTAGAGCCAGATGATGAAGAAATTGCACAACTAGAAAATAACATTCAAGTTTCATTACAGCAAGGGAGTTTAGATTTAGAGGACGCTATAGATTTAAGGCAAATTAAAAATCTTAAATTAGCTAATCAAATGCTTAAAATAAAACGTAAAGCTAAAGCTAAACAAGACCAAGCTAATCAACAAGCTAACATTGCTGCTCAAGGAGAGTCGCAAGCAAGCACCGCTGAAAAAACAGCAATGGCTGAAGTTCAAAAGCAAGAAGCTATAATGGGTGCAAATGTGCAATTTGAACAATCAAAAAATCAAATGGAAATACAACGTATGGAAATTGAAGCACGATTAGAAGCACAAAAAATGCAAACTAAATTTCAATACGACATGCAACTTAAGCAGCTGGATGTTCAAAACGTTAAGCAAAAAGAAGGTGCAATTGAAGATCGTAAAGATAATCGTAGCAAAATGGAAGCTACACAGCAAAGTGAACTTATAAGTCAAAGACAAAACGATGGCTTGCCAATAAACTTTGAAAGCCAACCTGAAGAAGGTACGGAAGCTTTTGTATAAAAAGTAAACATTTATTTAATTATATTAT